AAAGCTTCCTCCGGTACCAGACAACTTTTAGTACTCAGTGATCGTCGACAACATTGTGAATTTCTTCATAAATGTTTCCCAACAAGTTCAGGTCTCTATATGGGTGGAATGAAAGAAGCTGATCTAGAAGCATCCTCAAAGAAGAAAATCATATTCGCGACGTTCAGTCAAGCCCACGAAGGTTTGGACATTCCAACATTGGACACTGTCATCTTAGCTACACCCAAGTCCGACATTCAACAATCTATAGGACGTGTTATGCGAGAGACGCCAGGGAAGAATAATAATCCACACATCTACGATATTGTCGATCAGTGGTCGATATTGTTTGCGATGTATAAGAAACGACTACGGGTCTACAAACAAGGTGGATTTAGGATTGACGCAGTTGAAGACAAGGAAGAAGTGAACCCATTTCAGGGTAAGTGTCTATTTTTATAATCTACACATCTAATAGATATGTCTGGTGCACTCGTTCAACTCGTTTCGAAAGGTGCTCAAGATGTCTATTACATGAGTGGTGAAGGAACATCACTCTTCACTTCCAAATATACCAGACATACAAACTTTGCCCAGGCTCCTAAATTAATTAAAGAGTATTCATTGGCTGAAGATGCGTGTGTCATCCCAATGAATGGTGATTTACTCACCGGATTATGGTTTGAAGGTACGAATCTAGTTGAAGGATTCCAAGGATCTATAATTGATTTATACATCGGTGGACAGAAAGTTGATTCCCAACCATTTGATTTTATCAGTGACGTCTATCAAAATTATTTGGCAGACACATACACCAAGTCCCAGGAGATTAACAACAAGTGTTCAGTCACCAACACAAACTTTTTCCCATTGACATTCTTTTTCAATAGCAAGACTTCATACATCCCCATGGTGGCTCTCCAATATCATCAAGTCGAAGTTCGTGTGAACTTCAAGAAGAACCTTGACGTACCATTCTCCGCTAAGTTATACGGTAACTATGTATATCTCGATGCACCAGAAAGAAAACGGTTCACCTCGACAAAATTAGATTTCATCATCACTCAAACACAAACACTCAAGCAGAAACTTACCCCAGGGTACAACGATTATGATATCTCACATTTCAATCACCCAGTCAAGTCACTTTTCTTTGGCATACCCACAAAATCGAGTAACGTGATAGAGGATCGCTTCACCTTTGATTCAGCCGATATTTTATTAAATGGTACACACCTTCTCGAAGGTATGACACCGACATATTTCCATAACGTACAGAATTACTTTCATTCCGACTTTGGTGTATCAGCGTTCAATGAACTCTACAATACACCATTCTATACACGATATTATGCATACCACTTCTGTACAAACGCATCTGATTATAAGTCTACTGGGTCATGTAATTTCAGTAGATTGGATAATGTTCATATACAAATTCGTGATGCTCTCATCGGTGAAGGACGAACGGGTGAAGATATTCGAATTTATGCAGTGAATTATAACGTGTTGCGGATCCAGGAGGGAATGGCTGGAATTTTATTCGGAAACTAATGTAGTAAGCCATGGTCGGTAAAACACCTCAAGTTCGAGAAATCGTTTATAACGTTCTTGACGATAATGGCGATCGTACAGTAATTGCAAAGGGTGCCACAACGATTGATGTTGGTGATACAAAAACACTATTCACGAGAACATCAGCTCTTGAAGGCCTCACAACAAATATTTCTTCGAATGTATCAAATGTTCAGAGTACCCTGACCAATGTAGAAAATTTTTTATCAGGAGTTAACCTTGGAGGTGCTGTATATGATAACTCAATTACAGTTCTGAAAACTGATTTTGCTTCAAATGTCGGACGAATCGACACGCTCGAAGATGTACACTTCTCTAATAGTCTTATGATTTCTAACAACTTCTCGAATATATCCATTTTACAGGATGATCTATATTTAAATATCGATCGTATCGACGGTGTAGTTAGCAGTCAAGAATCTAATGCTCTGGTTATTAATGGAACATTTTCCAATGTTTCAGACTTACAGTCTAATGTTTTATCAAACTTTTCCAATATATCACAGTTACAATTAGATCTCGCACCATCACTCGAGGCACTGACACGGGGGCAGCTTCTACAGGACGATGTAGCGGATCTAAAAAGCCGTATAACAACTACAAGTAACATCATAATAGGTGGAGAATCGGGGGCGGAAGATGTTGGAGCTCAATCCACTATTGTCGGTATACAATCCGGGCGTAATATTGGGGACTATTCCATAGCACTTGGTTTTAACTCTCAAAATTTTGGGACGAAAGCAGAGGGGGATGCTACTCAACGTTCCATCGTTATTAATGCTACCGCTTTGGGATTAAATGCCCCTCGAGCCGATACGCTTGTCATTTCACCCGTACAAACGGATGATAGTAACACAATTAATATCATGGGATACAATAATTTAACTAAGGAACTCGTACAATCTACACTCCTACGAGGTATCGATGGGAATGTCCATGCGACGACGAATATCAGTGTTAACAATGATACCATCCTATTCGAAACAAATGGTAATGGATCATTTGGTGGAAACACTGAAATTGCCGGGACCCTCGAAGTCGGTGGTTCTTCTTCGTTCACGGGTGCGATACAGATGGCGAGTACTCTCGAAATCGGTGACACATCATCCTTCGGTGGGGACATGACCATTGACGCGAATGTATCAGTGTATGGAGAAAGTTTTATAGTGAATAATAATGTCATACTCCGCAATGATGGTACGGGATCCTTTTCCGGTGACATTGATATTGGTGGGACCCTCGAAGTCGGTGGTTCTTCTTCGTTCACTGGTGCGATGCAGATGGCGAGTACTCTCAAAGTCGGTGACACATCATCCTTCGGTGGGGACATGACCGTTGACGCGAATGTATTTGTACATGGGGAAAGTTTCGTGATGTACAGTGATCCATCAACATCACAGGTCATACTTCACAACAATGGTAATTCCAGCTTTTCAGGTAATATGGAAATTGCTGATATCAACTGTCGAAATACACTTGATGGGTTTAATTCGTTTCGGATGATTGATGGTTCGACTACTAAGGCATCCATCAACAAGATTGGTGAATCTTCTTTCCTTGGTAAAATGCAAATCAATGATGAACTCGTCGTACAAGGACATTCTTCGTTCGTAACTACTATGAATGTTGGTGGCACGTCATCATTTGGTGATGTCATGACAGTAAATAGTACATCTTCCTTTATTGATGATGTAACTCTTGGTACGGGAGCGGACCTGATTATGAATAGTCCAAATTTCAAAATGATTAACAGTGGTACTCAAAAAGTCCTTATTGGTAACAATGGTAATGCCAGCTTTTCAGGTAATATGGAAATTGCTGATATCAACTGTCGAAATACACTTGATGGGTTTAATTCGTTTCGGATGATTGATGGTTCGACTACTAATGCATCCATCAACAAGATTGGTGAATCTTCTTTCCTCGGTGTGATGAAAATCGATAATGCATTAAATGTTGACGGTATCACAACAATAAAAGATGTCGGGAATGATCGTATAAGATTAACCCCCGGTACTACTACTAGTGACTCTAAAATAGAAGTATTAGGTTCAGTTTCTTGTTGGGCGGCTGGATTTGGTGGTGTTGTTGGACATTCGGAAAACTGTAAAATTGATTCTAATGGAAATGGGTCGTTTTCTGGTACAGTGACAGCCGGAGCGGTGTCGACTCCATCTTTAACTGTTAGTACTACTGCATATCTCAATAGTACATTAAGCGTTACCGGTAGCGCCTCTTTTGAGGGATCATTATCAGCAACGACTGGGAGTTTCAGTAGTACATTGGGCGTTACCGGTGCGACGACCCTTGCTGCATTATCAGCAACGACTGGGACTTTCAGTAGTACATTAGGCGTTACCGGTGCGACGACCCTTGCTGCATTATCAGCTACGACTGGGAATTTCAGTAGTACATTAGGCGTTACCGGTGCGACGACCCTCGGTGCTGCATTATCAGGTACGACTGGGAGTTTCAGTAGTACATTAGGCGTTACCGGTGCGACGACCCTTGCTGCATTATCAGGTACGACTGGGAGTTTCAGTTCATCATTAAGTGCTACGACTGGGACTTTCAGTTCATCATTAAGTGCTACGACTGGGACTTTCAGTGGTGCATTATCAGGTACGACTGGGAGTTTCAGTTCATCATTAAGTGCTACGACTGGGACTTTCAGTTCATCATTAAGTGCTACGACTGGGACTTTCAGTTCATCATTCAGTGCTACGTCTGGGAGTTTCAGTTCATCATTAAGTGCTACGACTGGGACTTTCAGTTCATCATTAAGTGCTACGACTGGGAGTTTCAGTTCATCATTAAGTGCTACGACTGGGACTTTCACTGGGGGAATAACAGGGAATATTACTGGGAATGTTACTGGAAACGCCGACACGGCGACGTCGAGTGGAAATTCAGCTACCACGAGTGATGGTACCTCCGCCAATACCGGTGGTGCGATCGTCAGGAGAAATACCTACGGGTCTATCAGCATCGGGGGTCTTAGCGCAGGTTATTCAACTTTTAATGGCACCGGTGGTTATCACCCTTCGTATGATTACACGCGGATCAGCGGGCCAAACAACGGCATCATCACGACGGTGAGCAACGACGATGGCGGGGATCTTTCCGACGTATGTGCCAGATTCGAACAGGATGTATTATTCAAAAAAATGATTTACGTTATATCAGATAGGCGTATAAAAGACGAAATAACGACTATAGATCAAAAACATTCATTAGATGTGATTGAAAAACTTAGACCGGTTTCTTATAAACTTATGAGTGGCGCGGAGTTCGCATTAGGGTATATAGGTCAAGAAATTGCCGAGATTATACCACCCGCTGTAAATTGTAACGGTATTGAACCCATCGCAAACATATACATTTATGGGGTTATTACCAAGATCAAGTCGATAACCGATAACAAGGGATATGAATGTATTTCTCTGTTTATTGAACTAGAAAAGTCTTTACAGGAAGAAATAAAAAATAAAAAAGATGTGATTTTTAGGGTTGGAATTCAAACGATGGATGGTCGTAACCGTAATCTTGTATATCACCCCGAATTATGTGATGACCCAACAGATATGTCGATCGAATTATTAGATTATAATGAAGACGAACCATTTGATAAAGATACAAGAATTCTAGTATTCGGTGAAATTGTATACGATGCTCACGCAGTAGATTATAACGAAGTGTTTGTAGTAGTTTCATCCGCAGTTAAAGAGTTAAATGACATACGGAAAGAAGACAGACGTCGTATAGAAACATTAGAAAATCAGGTTTCACAATTATTAGCTCGTGTCGAAGCTTTAGAATCCAATTAATTATTTTCCCATGTTTATATGATAAATATGGCAAAATAAGTGAGGATTAGAAAATATGAAGAGGGGTCATCCTTTTTTTGACATCTGTGTAATCTAAAACATAAAATTCACTTTTAGTCATACCAGAAAGAAACATTTTCTGTAATCTATGTCTTCCGTCTATCATGGTATATAGACGTTTAGCTGGATTCGGTAGATTTTTAACAATTATTCCAGGGTATTTAGTATCACAAGCTATAAATTTACGACCACCACAACAAAAACAATTTTCACCTGTATATTTTTTATTATGGTTGTATCCTTTAAAAGCAATATCATCAAAATTTACTACTACTTTTTTTGAACTTTCGGTAACCAATTCTTTTACATCTTTAAAATCAAGTTCGTAGTTATTTCCATCTATTCGCCAATCTCCATAATGACCTGAATTCTTAAAGGATTTTTTTCTTTTGAAACCTGACCAAAAATCCGTTTCTATATTACTCATATATTCTATACAGGTATTAGAAATCCTATACTTTTTCGATATGTATCACATCCTATATAATGCCATAATAGACCCTTGGTTGGGATTTCGAATTCATTTATGAACCAACCCTTTTTATCATACCTCGTAATAATTTGATTTGTTTCATTATCAAAATACTTGAAGAAACTTTTGTTATCTTCTTCGGCCCATGTAAAATAAATGCGTTTACCTACACCATTACTATTAGTGTGCCAGTCGCATACCCCGCCCGGTGGGTAACTATAAATACCACGTAAATGAATACCTCTTTGTTTGAAGTGTTTTTCTAATTTATTTAATATAGATTGTGTAATATTATCAAGTTTATCGTCTTTTTTACGACACCTATATATATTTCTATTTGACAACTTTCCTGGTGTTTGTTGATCACCAAAAGATCTTTTTTTTACCAACTCGAGTTCTGCATCTGGGTCATCAATTGGTTGTATATTAGGATCAAACGATTGTTTTATATATTCTTTTTCTTTCCAATCAAATTTATCTAAAGCATCGAGTTCGTCTTTAAAATCGTCGATATTGAGCATATATATAATAAAGTTGTTTTCTTTAATCACATTTGTCATACTCATAGAATGAGTATGGGAAATATGAATTTTCATTTACCTTTCTAAGGTATCCATCAACGCGAGTGTCAATACACCCACGATGAAGAACATCACAACGTAGTTACATTCAGTATCTTCCACTGTCGTTGGTTTCTTCTGAGGGACCATGACCTTTTTAGGTCTGGGCGGAGGAGCGATAGGCTCCTCCTCGATTGGACAATAGCCTATCATTTATAGTATAATTATAGATTAATTTCCGTCTTCTTCTTTCTTCTCTTCTTCGAGGATCCAGAAACGTTCACCTCCTTCACTTCACCACCAGTGGATTCGCCTGAGATCGATACGATATCGGAGACGTTATCGTCATCATCGATCATCATTGGGGGATCTTCCCTGACTGTAGCCATGGGTTTGGTGTTCATAGGTGGAGGTGGGGGCATCATAATACCACCCATCAAACTGGAAATATCCACACCAGGACCCTTCATCTCGTAGGGACCATCACCGGAATCCCGAGTAGATTGTGAAGTCGTGTTCTGAACGGCTGACATCATATTTTTGACGAGGTCAGGGTTCTGCTTCAAGACATCATTCATGTTGGGAATGGCAGCCTTGAACATACTATTCGTCAAGTGGAACATCATAGCAGAACCACCCAACATCATGATCAACTTCACCTCGGGGGCGACGTTCACCTTATTCCTATATTTCACATAGAGTTCCTCAAAAACCGTATCGTAATCGTCGACACCCTCCATCACGGATTCGGACCAACCTTCTAACTGAACCTCGAAGGGATTGTATCTCTTATTCAAAAACTCTAGACCAGTGACACATGCGACAAGCATACGTCTCGAAAAACGAACAGATTGATCTACTTCGATACCATACGTAATACGTTTCACTTCTGTTCTAATTTCGTCGATACTTGAGTACATGTTCAGGCGTTTGTTGGTGTTCACACCCTTCTTTTCCAGGCGTGCAAGTTTATTGAGAAGATCCGCCTTCTCTTCGTCGACTGAGCTATAACCCTTGGAGGGTTCTTCTTCGTTGAATGTTCCACCACCTACACCTACATCAACATCTTCATCCTGGAAGTCATCATACTCACCATAATCAATTTCATCAGCGGGAGGTCTAGGAGGGGCTGACTGTTTGTTGGGGTTCACAAATGCATCAATTTCTTCCTGGTGTTGAACAGGGGGTCGCGGTGCGTGCATGGGTCGTGGTCTGGGTTTTGGGCGAGAAGGTGGGGCAATATGAATCTCATCCATCAATGCCTGTTCATTCTCATCAAGTTTAAGGATCTCTGTATCACCTCGATCGAGGATAATCTCTTCGTCCATCTACTCTTTATAATGAAACTAAAGTAGTATCTTTAACGCACTTGATTAAAAAAATGTTACTTAGTAGTAAATGAAGTTCAACCGTAATACCATACTGGTTATCCTCAGCATCGTTGCCATTGGATTTTTGATCCGCCGTACCGCACTCAGTTGCTACCAGCCAAGACCCATCGAAGTGGAACCCATAAATGAGGATTCTCTCTTCGATCTCGAATATAAACTCGAATGTGCCCCAGGTCACACCAAGAATGGTAGCACATACACAAAGTCTATGACACCCGGTGGTCTGTGTAAGTCCGAGCAACTCGTTCGCGATCAGGCCAATTATGCCATCGTAGGTGGGATCGGCGGATCTTTAATCTGAGCGTATTGTAAATGACTACAGTTACTGCCATGCGTCCGGATATTCCCGATTTCGACTACGAGTATCACACTATTACTGTCGATACAGTCGGTCAATCGAGTGCCAACACGTTCACGGCGTACCTCAATACACCCCTTCATAACGTCGTCCAGGCTCGGTTGTTAGGTGCTCGGATTAAAACAATCCATTCCACTGAACACTTCTATGTTTCGATCGAAGAACTCGATAGTAATTTTGCTGACAGAGCGACAAAGGATCCACCCCTCTCTATTTCTTCGCAACCAGGTCTTTCTATTTTGAGAAACTCCTTCGCGAGTATTGTGAGTAGCTCTTCGGCGACGAGTGGTGATCAAGTACTCGCCTTCAAAGACAATTACTTGGTTGCTCAACAATATTTGTACCCTCTCCCCACACTCGACCGTCTCACGTTCCGTATCCTCGATGAAGATGGGACAACGGTCACTAATCCCAGTTCCGCAGGTAATAACTTTTTTGTCATTCGCTTCGTATGCAAAAAGTCGAACTTAAAATAAACTTTCCTTATTATAACTATGTCATCCGGTATAGTGAAGCTCATTGCAATCGGTGCTCAAGATGAACATATAATGGGAAAGCCTGAAATATCTTTTTTCAGTTCGACGTTTAAAAGACATTCCAACTTTTCACAGACCGTCGAAAAACAAACGATACAGGGTGCTGTGAATGGTAATTCTATGTCAACCATCCGCTTCGAGAAGACCGGTGATCTTCTCGGATATACCTATTTCACCATAGACGATAATAACGCAGCCTTGGATCACCCGGATTGGACCAAACTCATCGACTACGTCGAACTTTTGATCGGTGGTCAGGTTATTGATACTCAGGATTCTATCTTTACGGAGAAGATTGCTATTGATACTTTCGCCAACAACGTTTCCAAGAGTTCTAACGGGACACACCCGGGTGTCAGTGCCCGGTCGTATTTCTATCCTCTCCGTTTCTTCTTCTGTGAAAGTCCACAGAACGCGTTACCCCTCGTCGCATTGAATTACCACAATGTAGAGATTCGTATTCATTGGGGTGCGGAAGCGAGTAACTATCAATGGTCTGCCTATAGTAACTATTACTATCTGGATAACGAAGAACGAGGTGGATTCGCCGCGCGTGAACATGACATGCTCATCTTCCAAGTTCAGAAAAATATCCCAAGCAACGAAAAGGTCCAGGATCTTCATTTCAATCACCCCGTCAAGTATATCGCGAGTTCAAATACGAGTAGTTATAGTGCGTTGACAGCGTACGACAATAAGGTCAAGGTCACAATCAATGGTGTTGATATCGATGGCTTCAAGTGGGCCCGTCCACACTTCATCGAAGTCATGAACTACTATCACACTAACTTTGTTACGTCTCCCGACTTTTTCCTCTTTTGTTTCTGTCTCACTACGAGTTTGACACAACCAACTGGTACGTTAAATTTCAGTCGACTCGATAGTGCAAAAATATTCAGTGATCGTTTACCCATCAAGGATCCTATATATGCCGTCAACTACAATATACTGAAGATTTCGAATGGTGTTGCCGGTCTTCTCTATGCCAATTAAAATACCATGCTATAGTAAATGGTGAAGAACTCGAGCACTATTGATCGGGGGACCAAGGTCCGTCTGGGGCGTTGGCATAATGATGATCAGGCCGACAATACCATCGTGATTAATGCGTCGGATACGCCGATTATCGTCGATACACCGAATGCTCTCTATATGAAACCAATTCGATCAGATGACACGGATAACACACTCATCACCGGGTACAGAGTGGACACACACGAGATTGTGAATGTCGGTCTGACACGAGAACAGATTCGACCACGAGACATTGACTTTTATTCGAACATTGGGAATACATTCACGAGTACCATTAAGTTTGAGGGTGACACGTCACTCACTACTGAAGGAATGATTGGTATAGCTAATACTGCACCCATACACACTCTTGATGTGGGTACAAAATTTTATGTAGATGAGAATGGTGCGAATGTTCTCACCGTTTTGGGGGACACCTATGTACAAAATAATGTCGTCATCGGAGGGAACCTTGATGTAAAGGGGACACTCACATCCATAAATACAGAAAATACAACAATAAAGGATGCCATCATCGAGATTGGGAAAGGGAATGTCTCATCCGATATGGGTATCATCATGGACCGTCCGGGAACTAACATCGGGTTAGGGTACAGAGAGGGTGTGGATGAATTCGTCATCGCATACACCGATAGTAGTTCGACAAGTTCTACCATCGTCCCTTCTTCTGAACTCATCGATGCTCGTATCCATGGACATCTTCACGTGACTTCGAATTTGACGATAGATACGGATACCCTTCATGTTGATGCGGTGCGAGACCGTGTCGGTATCAACACATTAAACCCACAAACTGATTTTGATGTTGTTGGTAAAGTTGCGATATCTTCCAATCTTTCGGTTGATACGAATACTTTACATGTAGATGCCACGACGGCTCGTGTAGGTATTAACACGTTGACTCCTTCAACGGACTTTCATGTTCAAGGTGAAACATATGTATCCGGAAATGTGACTGTTGATACCGATACGTTCCATGTGGATACAGTCAATGATCGAGTGGGCATCAATACATTGACCCCAACTACAGACTTCCACGTTCAAGGAGATACGTATGTTTCCGGTAATGTTGACGTCGATACGGATTTAACTACCACTGGAAATGTTACTGTCCAATCAGAACTCAACGTCACGGGAAATGCCTATGTATCTTCGAATGTTGTGGTCACCGGTAATGTTGATGTTCAATCAGAACTTAATGTCACCGGGAATGCCTACGTATCTTCGAATGCTATAGTCACCGGTAATGTT